GGAAACAGTCATACTAACTCCAGTTACTGGAGTTATTGCAGTTCTGACTAGTCCAATATTTGTAGTGCTTAGAATTCCTTTGTCGCCAAGTCTATCAGTATCAGAGTCTTTGTCTACTTTTAATCCCCAACCAATATAATCGATATAATCATAGCGACTTGTGTTAGTAGCAAACCAAGCATCATCTGCCCAATCCAATGCAAGAGCATATGCTCCTACAGGAGGGATGGTAGTTACATCAGAAGGAACTGTAGGCGCAACAGCTCTATTTTTAAGTCTGACCGTATCAATATATCCTTGGAACTGCTCGTTAGAACGGAATTGACCAGTTGTTGTAGATCTACCAGGAATATTACCAAAATGAATATCTTTGTTGGTAAAAATAGTATCTGAGATAGTTCCAGTTAGAATTTCGGTACTATTTACATATACCTTAAATACATTACCTTCTTTCTTAATACCAATAAATTGCCAAGAGTTATCAGCATACATTGTTGTCTGAGTAGACTGTATTGCTCCTCCTGCAGAATTAATTGACGTGGTGTCATTAGTAACAACTAACTCTAGTCTGCCACTACTTTCATCATAATATAACCAGAGACCACCTGTAGCATCAGTAGCATCACCAATACTAACCAAAGTATATTGTGTTTGACTGAAGGACTGATATTCAGATCCATTTTTATAGATCATGAACTCAAGAGTCCAATCATCATTCAGTTTTGTTCCAAGTTCAGATCCAAGAATTTTTACTGTGGCATTTTCCCAACTAGATGGAGATGCAGTTTGATATCCTTGAATGAATGCATAATCTGCTAAAAATCTTACAGAATCCCCTGTTTCAACAATTGAAGGTGTGTAGTGACCTGTAATATCAGTTGCTTGTGTTGCACCAGTAGTAAATGGTAATACAAACTCATTTCTATTCCATTGAGTTTGACCAAATGCATAGACATCACCAGAATTATCTACGGTGATGGCATTAACTGTGATACCTTCAATGTTATTTGCATTAAATTCACTATTAGTATGTTTCTTGAGAATACCATTATATCCAATTTTTGCAGTATCAACAGTTTTTAGTCCACTTGTACTATTAGTACTTGTATACGCAATATTAAGATCTCCAAAAATATCAATACTACTTCTAGAAGCAAGTTCAATATTATTTCCTACAGGAGCAATATATCGATAGTTCCAAAGGAGATCTCCATTAGTATCAAGTTTTCCAATCCAGAAACTATCCTTTATAGTAGTATTGGACTTGAGTGCTAACGTTGAAGTGATATAAAACTCATTAAACTCATCAACAATTAAACTAGTATCTCCAAATGAATATGTAACATTATTAATCTCCTTAATCCATTCAACAGTAATTACAGAAGTTCCAATAAGAACTTTACCAAAAGATACTTTAACATCAGAAGATCCCTCAGTGGGAGAAGTCTCCATGACAAAGTATACTGCATCATCCAAAACAATAAGATCGGTAATCTTTTCAGATCCATTAACCGATGCAAGTTTTCTCTTTGCAGCAAACGTACCAGATGCATCTACAGATGCAATAAAAGCATCTTGTGGATTAGCAGAGTTTGTATTGGTAAAACCACCGATAATATAACGAGAATCTGAATATCTCTTGATAGTAGTGATATTATCAGATCTTGTAGCACCAGAAATACCAGCATATCCTTTCTGGAAGTTTAAGGTAGCACTTAATCCATCAATTGCTTGTGTATATTTTGCTAAGATAATATCAGGATTATATGCAGCAAGAAGTGAAGAATTTGGTTTATTTTGACCAACTACCCAAATAAAATCTCCATTAACATCTAGTTTTACAAACTCTGTATATGTTTCTCCATCTTGACTTTCAAGAGTTTTTTCCCATTCTTTAACACCTAGTTCAGAGAACTTGGAGACAAATGCAACCTCGTTACTATTATTATCAAGAGTTTTACCACAGAAGAAAACCTCTTTATCATCATTAACAAATACATCATTAACTTTTACATAATTTTCATTTTCAATTACGGAAAGATAATAATTTGCCTTTTTAAAAACTTGAGGGTGAGATAAAATGATACGAGGGTTATTAACATATCCAGAACCAGAATTAATAATATTGACAGTATCAATAGATCCAACCGAACTTACAATTGCTTGTAATTCTGCAGAATCGCCGTCACCATCAATAATGATCGTTGGGGGAATATCAACATCATACCCAGATCCATTTTGTTCAATAATAAGTTCTTCAACACCTTTTAATTGTCTAACAACAAACTGTTTGTTTGTGTTATCCATGATCGGTGTATAATCCACATAAACAGTATCTTCAATAACAAGATTATGAGGATTAGTAGTTGTTAGTACACCATAGAATTTGTCTTCAACTACTTCAAAATTATAAGAAGATATAGATTCACCCTTAATTCTAGAAACTCTAGCAGATGCACCAATTCCATCAGTATCAGTATTATCAAAAGTTAAAATATCATCAACTTGATAATTTTTACCAGCATCTTCAATAATGAATCCAGTTACGGATGCATCTTCAAACTTGGTGGTAGTTTCAACTTCAATATCAACTTTAGAATCAAATCTTACCGATGGGAAATAATCAAATAACTGTAAAGGAGATTCCTCAAAGAGTTGATCTGGATCGTCAGTTTCATCTTGACTAATAATACCATCTCTATTCTCATCTTCTACTTCAAACAGGATAATATCACCACCTTCTGTAGTTAAAGCATTTGTCGATGCATTAGGAGCACGTTCAACATCAATGTCAACATTCTCATAAGGATCACGATATCTTACAACTCCTGTTGGGATATTCTGTTGGATTGCATCCTTATTCAAATTCCAAGAGTCTACAATAGAATTAAAACTTGGACCAATAACATAAGGGAATATTGGATTACCTGCTTCGGTAGTATCAACTGTAGTAAAGTAGCAATATCTACCCTCTGGAAAATCAGGAGTTTTACAGAAACGACCATTGTATTGATCTAGATCTCCAAGACCAAATGCATATTCATAGTCTTCAACAAATTTTCCTGCAACTTCTTCGGTAAGCAAAGGACCAGCAGTTCTAACAGGATATGGATTTGAAACCCCATCATAGACTAGGTTAGTTTTTAATCGATATGAACTATTCAAACGAGTAGTATTCGAAGACTGATCCGTAGGATCTGAGTAACCATAAGGACCATAAATGGGATTGCCATCAAATGCCCAACCTATAATTGGCGAGTGTTCTAATTGAGTTTCTTGCTCTAAGATAGCACCAGTGATACTTTCAAATAGATTATCACCAAGAATATATCTTAATTTTTGAGGGTTGGAAATATGAGCATATTCTCCCCCATATTGATTATTAAAACCAGCAAATACCGAACCTTTAGACTCATCAACAGTTGTAGTCTCTTGTAAATTATAAGTCCACTCAAAAATATTTGGACTAAAGGTTGCTCCAGTACCAACTGATGTCAGATTGATAATAGTTGTTCCTTGAACATAATTGATGCCTCTATTGAGGATTTCAATATTAGTAACCCTACCAGCATTTTCACCATCAGTATCGATAGTAGCACGGGCAACTGAACCAAAACCATCACCTTGAATGGTTACTTCTGGTGCTGTAGTATATCCGACACCTGCAGAAATAATTGCAATAGAAATAATTCTACCATTACTTACAATAGCTTGAGCAACTGCACCAGTTCCAGAACTCAATGTAACTGATGGTTTAGAAGTATATGAAGCACCTCCATCAGTTACTGCAATAGACTGAATTGCACCTCTAACGGAAGCAGTTGCTGTAGCGCCAGTGCCACCACCACCAACAATAGTAATAGATGGTTGAGAGGTATATCCAGTACCACTAGTATTCATAAGGATACTAGAAACAACACCTTTAGTAACAATAGCAGTTGCTGCAGCACCAGATCCATTACCACCAACAATAGAGACAAGTGGTGAGGAAGTATATCCAGATCCACCATTATCTACAACAATTTCAGTAATAGAACCATTTACAGTTACTGCTGCAGTAGCATCTGTTCCTCCACCACCAGAAATAGTGATAACTGGAGGGAATGCCGCATCATATGAAGATCCTGCATCTGTGATATTGATTGAAGTGACTGGTCCAAAAGTTTTTGTGATATCTGACTTATATGACCAAACTGATGTTCCATTAATCCAAGTTCCAATAGGACCAGGTGAAATAGCATTCTTAATTGAAATTGTAGAGGGTACTAATGGAAATCTATTCAGTTTACGTTGGTTTCCAGGTAAAAGAGCAGATCCTGGGAAGGGTCCGATCTTATAATTTGGAATACCAGTAGATGCAACATATGCATAATTATCATTGAAAAATGAATTCTGAATATTAGTGGTATAAGGACCAATAGAATTAAAAACTGCACTATTATCAGATTTTCCTTTATTAAGGTCAACAGAGACTAATATATTACCCTGAGGTACTACTTCTGCTGGTTGTGGCAATTGATATTGGAAAACAGATTCAGTATCTCTCGATGTTACTTCAAATGTTCCGTTATAAACAATTGGATTCGCACCGTAAATAGTAACTTGATCCCCAACCAAAAGACCATGGTTATTAGAACAAGTGACTGTTGCAAATGTGTTATTAATACCACCATAGGTGATAGTATCAACTTGTAATAGTTTCTTAACATTATACAACCAGGTTGTTAATTCTGGTTTGTTGGAAGTTCCTCCAAGTTTAGATACCGATAGTTTATCTCCAGAAAGATAGTAAGATCCAGTATCTGTTAACGTTGTTTCTTGAGCATCAACAATACCAACTACTTTAAGAACAACTTCAAGAGATGTTCCTTTATTAACGTATACAATAAGATTTGAGTTTACTTCTGTAGCAGCATCCCAGTCTTCAACAACACCGTTTACAGAACGAGTACACTCAATAAATTGGTTTAGAGACTTCTCTTTATATTGAATTAACTCAGAGTTTCCAATTAAAAATTCACCATTTCTTTCTGGCCAACCAATAGTAGAGTCTACAGTAATAATACTATCTGTAGTATTAAGAGGTTCACCAAGTTTCGTCTTATAAGGAACTACAAAGTTACCTTGAATAGTTTCTTCAGAAAGAACAAGTTCAAAAAGTTCTACATTAGATGTTTTAATAGAAATGAAATTTTCAATTAGAGCAGTTGCTACTGAAATATTAGGATCTGCAATATTATTATCTTGTGTTAATAATCCATCTTTAATATTTTCAGGATCTCCACTAACTAATGTAGCGCGAAGAATCGTATCAATAGACCAAGTGGCATCAGATGGTTTGATGATTTGATCCTTAGGATAGGAAACAGAAACTTCTTCACCATAAAGAAGTTTAAACAGATAGGATATACTGAAAGATGTACCTTTAGTGGAATAAAAATCTTTTACAGACTTAATTGCATTTCTTACATCAATTTTAGTATAATCGAGTGTAGGAACATCGGGAAGGAATTGATCAATATATTTGTCAAGTAATCTTTTGACAAATAATGCGTCTAGACATTTTACTTCAGTATCAATTTCTGCAGTTGCTGCAACTGTATTATTAGAAAATACAGCATTACCAACTTCGGTATAATTAACAATACCACTTGCCGCTCTAGCACATCCTAAAAATTGTGCTTTATCATATCCAGATCCAACTTTAGAAATAGAGAAACCAGTAATTTGATTCAATCCAATCTCAACAGATGCTTTAGATTGAGGAGGATCTTGAATAATAATTGTAGGAGGATTTACTGCAGAATATCCAGAACCAAAATTAGTGATATTGATGTCAGTAATTTGTCCATTAAAGACCGATGCTGTTGCTGTTGCTCCAGTTCCACTGGCATCTGTTCTGTTATCAACAATATAAACAGAGGGAACATCTTCATACCCAACACCACCACTTAAAAGTTCAACAGATACAACTCTTCCATCACTGTCAACTAAAGTTTCTAGAACTTGAGCTCCAGTTGGATTGATTACAGCAATTCTAGGAGTTGTAAGGTATCCTTGACCAGCATTCAAAACATTAACAGATGTAACCACACCATCGGTTAAAACCGCCTGTAAGACCGCTTTAATACCATTCTCACCCACTGGTTCATCAACATAGATTAGAGGCACTGTGGTGTATCCAGAACCACCTTCAGAAACAGTAACTCCTCCACTAATACTACCGTTGGACATGGTTACTGGAGCAATCTTTGCCCCGCCAGGTTGTTTGAATGAAACTCGAGGGATAAAAGTATATCCACTTCCAGAATTTTCAATTTCAAGACTGGTTATAGAACCATTTTCAACTACTGCTTTAATTTCAGCACTTTGTGAATCTGTGGTAGTTGGTGCTTGAATTACGACTTCTGGAGGATTAGTATCACTATATCCTCTACCACCATCAAGTAGACTTACAGACTTAATACCATTTACAAGTGCAGATGCTGCAGCACCTCTACCGTTCAAACTATTGATTGAAACTTTTGGAGGATACTTATATTGATATCCAGATCCAGTTTGATTAATATTGATTCCAGTAAGAGTACCAGTATCACTAATACGAGCATATCCAACTGCACCACTACCAAAATCGGGAATAGGTGCTTCAATTGAATATAAAGAAAGTAATCTGCCGTTTAAAGGTGCTTCATTAAAAATGAAAATATCTCCATCAATGAAGAAATCTTTTTTTGGTTCAAGAAGTTTATTATCATATACCGCTAGAATATATTCATCTGCAATTGGTTCATAAGATACACCATTCCTAGTAATTTTAAATTCTGTCTTATTTTCACCAAATGAACCCGAAATATCGTCAGTATCAACAATTGAATTCTCAACAAAACCACTAAGGAATGTAATAAATGTATTAACATTATCATCACCTGCAGTTCTTACTCTAGGTGCAGTTGTAAATACAATATTTGTCCCTTCAATAACATAATCCACAGTAGGAATTAAAACTTCTCCATAAACACTAACAATTAAATGTTGTGCAGATGGACTACTAACAGGAGAAGACTGTGATGTTAGTGGAAAAGAACGAGTTGTTCCATCAAATGAATCGATAAGTTGAGCAAGTCCAGTCCACTTTAACCTGACTTGATCATAAGAAATACCAGGACTTAATGCAATATTAGGAGAGGTTGTACTTTTTTCATAGTAGATTACCTCATCGCCAATAAGAATTGATCCGTTTGTATCAATAAAACTATCAACACTCTCAACAACAATGGTGTCAGTTGTTTTAGTAATAGGTTCTACAATTTTTGTAGCACCACCTAAGATACTAATATCCAATTTGTCAATATCAAGATATTGCAAAAAGTTATTAACAATATTTTGACCCAATCCAGTTTTTTCTTGAGATCTATAATAGTACTCAATAAATTTATTAAACAGTGGGTAATCTGTTTTTAGGAACTCAGGAGACTGAGTAGCAATCGACTGGGAGACCTTATTTGTATTCATCTAACTTTAGAAGCAACTTGTGTCGTTGATTGAACCTTGATTTGATATATTAGGAATGTCAAGCACTGGGGGTTTAACATTGAAGTCCGTTGGCGTCAAACTATTTAGTGGGACAGTGGCAGGCGTTGGAGTGCCTACAGGAGAAATTGTAATTGGTGGACTTACAATATTAATGATAGTTCCAGGAGAAGCTGACGGAATTGTAGAATTGTTAGCAGGAATGAATATGATAGGTATTTTAATTCCACCATCAGCAAAACCAGTACCGCCTGCATCACCACCACCGCCTGCTGTTTCTGCAATTAGAGGGAAGTCAACAACAGTACCAATTCCAGTACTAACATTAGTAATAATAACTGCATCTGGTGGGAAACCGCCACCATCACCAGTCCAAATTATATTAACTGGACCAAAACAAACTTCTCCAGTTTCATAATTAACAGTTCCTGCATTTGTATCTGTATAAATTTTACGAGTTCCTGTATTATAGAACATTAGCAAATTGCCGAATCCATCATCTTCAAATTGTTGATCAACACCAGGTCTATCAGCAGTTCTAAAGGTTCCTGATACTACTACAGGTTCCTTCTTACATTGATTATCACCACCTGTAGAAGTATCAAGACTAGGACCACTATTATAGAGTGGAGATCCTGTAGAAATACAATAAGTATTAGATTCGTCTGTTAAAGATGGTTCGATATACCTTAGAATAGTTGTTTGAAGTGAAACGTCGGTAATACACTTATTGGCAAGTGTAATTGCTTTTTCAAGTGATTGTGCTCTAAAGGTAGAATTGAAGTTATTAATCTCGGTCTGAGTTGCCCAATTAATTACGGCATCACTAACATCAGATTTGATTTCTGAAGGATTTGATCCACAACCTGTATCATACAATGCAAAGATTTTTGGAACGATGTAAATGTCTTCAGGATCAATAATAATTGGATCTATAGATGCCATTGCATATGGTCTTAGAAGACCTGAAATTTCTTTCTTTGTTGCATCATTCAATAATGAACCTGTTTTTGTTTTTATAACAATATACACCTTTCCATATACTGGAGGATTGAGTGAATCTCCGCCATATGCAACAACAGAGTCTGCATTTGCATAAAGATTTTTTGCTAAGATAGCATAATCCTGAGCAGTCACTGCTCTATATTGAGTTGAATAGTACCTAGGAGCATTATACTTAATAGATTCAATTGTTTCTGCAGAGTCACCTTCTAAAGATTTTGCTCTAGTAACAACATTAATCATTGCGCTGGCAAAATTCTGACCATTACTGTCTATAAGTTTTCCAATAAAACCAAACTTACCACATTCATTTGCTTCTTTTCCAGCAGTAACAAGATATTCAAGTTCGATAACCTCACCGTCTTTTACTGCTCTACCAACACTATCATCACCAAATCTAATCTCATATCTCATATCTTCTGATTCAGATAAGAAATATGCTCGAGTTGTGGGGGTTACAGTAGAAACAGTTGTTGCACGAGTGTAAATATCAAATTGAGTAGATGATTCGTTTGGTTTTACCTGAACTGCTAAAGTACTAGTATCAACATCCTCAGAAGGGACCTTATATATTTGTTTTGCAAACGTGTTAACAATATAAGAAAATTTAACTATAGTTCCCTCATAGATCGGAATATTACAAAAATCTGCTTCTCCTGAAATAGGATCTACGTTAACTGTAACTGCAGTTAATGTATTCCAAATATAATTACATCCTGTAGCTACAGGACCCTTCCTTAAAGTTACTGACTGTGGATATGAACCTTCTAACTGTGTAGTTTTTACTTTAAAACTAACAATTGCTTTTGATGCCCTAATAGATCTAGGGACATAATTCAATAACTTAGCAATATTGACAACATTGTCTCTTACTGTTGCTGAAGATAGGAAAGATTCATTTAATGCCATATTAGCATTAAATGAAGTGTAGTATGTATTATACGCTAATAGATCAATAAGATACGACAATGATGAACCATCAAAGTCGTAGTCAGTAAATTCGTCACGAGTCCTTAAATATGACTTAATCGAGGATCTAATGTCATCGAAATCTAATGCTGTTAAATTGTTTGGTTGCATTATTCGGGTCTCTGTAAAACAAATTCTATCGTTTCAACAATAGGCAAACCAACGATTTGATATTCAATTGTTACATTTAATCTATTACTATCAAAAACTGGATCAACAATCACTTCTGTGAGTGCTACTCTAGGTTCATATTGGTTTATAGTAGTACGAATTTCATCCTCAATTGCATCAGCAGTAAAAGCATCTAAAGGTTCGAACAAAAGACGATTTACTGCTGATCCCACTAAGGGTTGAAATGGTTTTTCTCCAGGACTAGTTAAAATTAAATTTTTAACTGCCTGTTTGATTGAGTTATCATTATTTACCACAGAGAGATCATCAGTAAAAGGATTTTTAGAAAAGTTGACTGCAACATCTTTAAAACTTCTAGATTTTTTAAAGGTGTTTCCACCTATTGACTTTAACGCCATCTCTCTGACAGTACTTCATACTAATATATTTATCGCCCTTGTCCACGATAACGCTTTTTAGCGTTATTTCTACTTGTAGAGGCATACTTAGTATGCTGCCCAGTACCCTGACGAGTTTTTTTGGGTTGACTCTCGATCATGTTATCGCCAGTGAGCGATCTTCTAACTTTTGCCATTAATTAAATTCCTCCAGTTGCCATTCCAATGAATACGTTGATACTTGCCCCAGTTACTACTGAACAACAAGGGAAAGCTGGACTGAAATCCCCTAGAGGATCGCCAAACACAGATGCTCGTTTCATATTAATGAATACAGACTTTTGAGTTGCAAAGTGCTTTCTAGAGTGTCCTACAGCAGGTTCACGTCCAGCTACCACGCCTATTGTACACCAAAAAGCAGGATTTGTCACGCAACCTGGGGGACATCCTTTTGGGATACCTGTATAGC